CCATCGGCATGTTTAACCCGGCTGCCGAGGCAAAGCGGATCATCCAGCGCAAGCAGGTTGATCAGATGCGCATGTATGCCGCAGCCAAAACCACCAGATCAACCGGCAACTGGTCGCCGGTTGGCCAGGATGTCAACAGCCTGATCCGCTCCAGCTCTGCCACCATCCGCAACCGCTCCCGTCAGCTTGTCCGCGATTTTGCCTATTTTGCCCGCGCCGTTGATATCCTGGTTGATTACACCGTGGGCACCGGCGTGCAGCTGCAAAGCCGGGTTACCCGTGGCGTTGATGATGCCACCGGCAAAAGCCGCCTGCACACCGCCAAGATCAACGAGATAGAAAACGCCTGGTGGCGCTGGATGGAAGAGGCCGACGCCTCGGGCCGGCTGCACTACCATGAGCTTGAGCAACTGGCAAAGCGGCAGGATGTAGAATCCGGCGAGTTTCTTTTTGTAAAGGTCAACCTGCGGGACAAAAACCGCTTTATCCCCTTTGCGCTGCAAGCCTATGAAGCTGATTGGCTGAATTCCAACTACATCAGCCCGGCATCAGGCAACGTGGTCGATCAAGGCATTGAGGCCGATCCGCAAACCGGCCGCGTGGTGGCCTATCATTTCGCCGTGCCGGATGGGTTCAACAACCTGACCGGCGGCACCAAGTATCAGAGGATTGCAGCCGAAAACGTGATCCACGGTTTCAAAACCCTGCGCCCTGGTCAGCTCAGGGGCATCTCACCATTCACCACCGCCATTTTGCTGGCTGATGATCTGCACGAATACCTGAACGCCGAGATAGACGCCGCCAAGCTGGCCGCCAAATACATGGCAATCATCGAAACACCTGATGCAGCGGCATTCCAGGCCATGCGCGGCCTGGATACCAGCACCGGCAAGCCGATCGAAGAGCTTGAAAACGCCATCATCGAATACCTGCGCCCCGGAGAAAAGATCAACCTGCAGGGCCACAACCGCCCTGGGGATTCATTTGTCCCGTTCACCAAGCTGATTCTCAGCATGGTGGCGGTATCCACCGGGGTCACCCGTGAGCTGCTGACCGGCGATTATGACGGCATCAACTACAGCAACCTGCGCGGGATCCGCAATGATTTCATGAAATCGGTGGCCCCTCTGCAGCAGCGCCATATCCGCCAATTCTGCCAGCCGGTATTCCGGGCGTTCCTCGAATCAGCTGTCATGTCCGGGCGGATCAGTCTGCCCGGTTACTACACCAACCCCTACCCCTGGCAGGAATGCACCTGGCAGCCGCCTGGGGTTGAAAGCATCGATCCGCTGCGCGAGGGCAAGGCCCATATCGATCAGATCAGTAGCCTGCTGAGAAGCCCACAGGAGATCACCGCCAGCCGTGGCCGCGATTACGAAGAGGTGCTGAACGAGATTGCCGAAGCCAAGCGGATGGCAGAGTCACGTGGTCTGTATCCGGCCGATGCAAAAACCGCCCTGGCAAGTAACCCGTCCACCGTAAGCCCTGAAACCAACAAAAAAAGGAGCAAACGCCAATGACCGATCAACTGGCCTACCGGTCACTCACCATTGAAAAGACCGCCGAAGGTGCGCCATCCACCCTGGATGTCGAGGGCCGTTCGGTAGAGGCGATCGGCGCAACCGAAACGCCGGTTATGGAGCGCGATTACGACACCTGGGAAGTCTACCCCACGGTGCTGCTGATGTCAGGCTGCCAGATCCCGCCCAGCCGACAGCTGCCGCTTCTGGACACCCACAGCCGTTACAGCACGGCGTCGGTCATCGGCAGCTACCGCGATATGCGGATTGAAGGCAACCAGCTGCTGGGCCGGGCTGTGTTCTCAACCGCCAAAGAAGCTGAAGGCCCGTGGCTGAAAACCATGGAAGGCCATCTCCCCGATTACAGCGTGGCCCGTAAAGACCTTGAGGCCACCATCATTCCGGCCAACCAGACCGGCCTGATCGAAGGCCGCACCTTCCAGGGGCCGGTGAAGGTGGTCACCAAGTGGATTCCCAAAGAGATGTCATCCTGCCCGATCGGTGCGGATGAAAACGCTAAAGCACGGGCGGCCACGGCACAGCCCGAAAAACAAGCAAAGGAGAAACAAGACATGAGTACTGAAACTCAAAACCGTGGCCTCTCCGCAGAGACCACACAACCCCAGACCCCGGCTGTTGATCTTGACGCAGTACGGGCAGAGGCAGTGCGTGCCGAGCATGCACGGATTTCCGAGATCGACGCCATCTGCAGCCGCGCCGACGTGCCTGCCGAGAAAAAGGCAGAGCTGATCAAGCCCGGCGTAACAGTCGATGCGGCCCGCGCCGCCGTCATGGAGATCATGCTGGATAGATCTTCCAAACAAAACCCCGGTTTCCGCACCAGTGGTCAGACCGACCAACTGCGCGCCGATCAGGTCCGTCTTGAGACGGGCGCCGATGAGCGCGACAAGTTCCGCGCCGCTGCCGAAGATGGCCTGCTGATCCGTAGCGGCATGGCCCCCAAAGAGGCCGCCGCCGGCGCCCGTGATTTTGCCGGGTTCTCCCTGCGTGAGCTGGCCCGCGAATCGCTGCGTATGGCCGGCCAATCTCAGGGCGGCGATGTCATGGCCATGGTAGGCCGTGCGCTTACCACCAGCGACTTCCCGCTGATCCTGGCCAACATTGCCAACAGAAGCCTGTTTGCCGGCTACGATGCCGCCACGGAAACCTGGCAGAAGTGGTGCGGTGTGGGGTCGGTCAACGACTTCAAAACCAACACCATCGTGCGTGCCGGTGAAACTGCCGACCTGGATCAGATCCGCGAAGATGATGAGTACAAGTATGGCAGCCGCGCCGAAGCTCAGGAGCAGTTTGCCATCGCCACCTACGGCAAGCTGTTCAACATCAGCCGTCAGGCCATCATCAACGACGACCTGGGCGCCCTGACCGATATCCCCGCCGCCCACGGCGAGGCAGCAGGCCGCAAGGTTGGCGATATTGCCTATGCTGTGCTCACCGCGAACAGCGCCATGGGCGACGGCGTTGCCCTGTTCCATGCCGACCACGGCAACCTGGGGACTGCAGCCGCAATCGGAACCGCCTCTATGGCCGAGGCCGTGCAGATGATGGCCCTGCAGAAGGATATCGGAGGCAAGCGTCGGCTGAACATCGCACCCAAGTACCTGATCGCTCCCCCGTCGCTGGCACAGGCGGCCCAAACCTTCTTCGGCTCCAGCGTGATCGGCACCCAGGCCAACCCGAACCAGGTCAACATCTACGCCGGGCTGGTGGAGCTGGTGTTCGAGCCTCGCCTGTACGACAACGACACCAACGGCTGGTATCTGGCCGGCAGTAAAGGCCGCACCGTCAATGTCTATTTCCTGAACGGCAACCAGACCCCCTACATGGAAACCCGCCAGGGCTGGAGCGTGGACGGCGTTGAGTACAAGGTCCGTATCGACGCAGGCGCCAAGGCTGTTGACTGGAAGAGCATGTTCAAGAACGCCGGGGCTTAACTGACCGCATAACCGGGGGCGGGTAAAACCGCCCCCCACCCAATTACAAGGAGATCAATCATGGATAACATGGTCCAAGACGGAAAGAGAATCACCTACACCAACGCCACCGGCAGCGATATCGCCGCCGGCGCTCCCGTTGTCATCGGTTCCACCATCGGAGTTGCCTGCGTAGATATCGCCAACGGCGCAACCGGTGCCGTGGCCCTTGAGGGCGTGTTCACCCTGCCCAAAACCGCTGACACCACCGGCCACGTTATCGCCCAGGGCGACATCATGCTGTTTGACATCAGCACTGGTAAATTCGACGTGAAAACCGCCACTGACGCAGCCGGTGACATCCTGGGCGGCGCTATTGCCGTCACTGCCGCCGCCTCTGCCGCCACCACCGTTGATGTCAAACTGTGTGGCCCAGGCGCCATCCAGACCGGGCTCTAATAGGTGAAATTCAGTGATGCGCACATAGCCGGCATGCTGGCCGCCATGGGGCAGACCATCACCATCGGCACCGGAGTAGGGGCCAGCACCGCCATCGGCGTGTTCAGCGATGGGCCCCATGAGGTAACCCGCAACGGGGTGGTGCTGATCACCGACCAGCCCACCCTGCTGCTGGACACCACCGCCGCCGCTCTGATCACCACCGACAGCACGGTGATCACCATCGCCGGGGTGCAATACCAGGCATTCAACAAGGTTCCGGATGGAGCCGGTTTTGTAGATCTGGACCTGACCAGAGATTTTTAAGCAACGGAAGTGAGGTGGGGTTGTGAGTGATCAGGTATGCCGTGGCGATGTATGCAGCAACCACAGCGGACAAGACGAAAAGATCAAGGCCGCAAGCAAGCAGGTCAGCATCACCAACTGGATGCTGGGCATCCTTATCACTGTGATCATCGGTGTTGGTGGTGCGCTTTATACGCAGCTGCAGTCAGTAGCCATCGCCATGGCACAGGTCACCACACGCCTCACCGCTTTTGAAGAGCGCATCCAGCGCATGGATATGGTTGACCAGCGACTGAATGATCGTATGGACCGTGTTGAGGGCCGCAGATAAATGGCCTGGTACTGCGCAGTGTTCAGATACAACGGCCATCATGGCAAAAGCGAAGTATGCAAGCAGTGCCGGCACAACCCGGCGCTTAAGGGGTAACCGATGCACCTGCAGATCACCAAACACTTCAGCTACCGCGAGATGACCCGCAGCGCCACCGGCCAGCGGCTGGGCCTGAAGAACGACCCGCCGCCGGAGCTGATGCCCAACATCCTGAAAGTCTGCGAGCGGCTGGAAAAGGTGCGCGAGCACTTCGGGAAACCGGTCACCGTGCTGTCATGCTACCGGGCCCCGGCAGTCAATGCCGCTGTGGGCGGCAGTAAAACCAGCGCCCACCGCTTTGGCCTGGCCGCTGACTTCGAGGTGGAAGGTGTGGCCAACATCGACGTGGCCCGCTGGTGCGCCGAGCATATCAACGACTTTGATCAGATCATCTACGAATTCGGCCCCAGCGGCTGGGTACACATGGGCTTTACCGACACCAAAGAGCCCCGCAAGCAACTGCTCTCCGCCGTGAAGGATGGCGGCAAAACCGTTTACAAGCCGGGCCTGGTGGAATAACCACCGCCCGCGAAAGGAACCATCATGGAAACCATCGGCGCAGTATTCGCCTGGATAGCCACCAACTACGAAACCGTCATCGCCGGGGTGCTGGCCACCATCGGAGGCCTGAGCATCATCGCCAAGCTCACCCCCACCCCCAAGGATGACGAAATCCTGGCCAAAATCGTCAAGGTGCTTGACTTTCTGGCCCTCAATAAACAGCGCCAACCGTAATGGAGTGGAGCGCGGCCGTATATGTGATTGGCGGGATTTTACTGTTTATCCTGAAGCAGTGGATTGCCAACGCTCCAAAACGCAGCCAGGAGGCCGCAGACGATGCCACTCAAACAGGCCGTGAACAAATTGCCGCTGGTGATGCTGCTGCTGTCTCTGATCGCATTGACCGCCTGCTCCCAGCAACGGGTAATCCTGCAGGGGCAGGAAGTAATCCGGTTACAGCAGAACGAATCCGCACCGTGGCCGGGCTGGCTGATCCAGGGCGAAACTCTGGCGCGGATACTGGAACAGGCCGAGGCCTGCCAGGCACAGAAAGGTAACTGATGGCCGCCACCCGCCCCGCCATACTGGCAGCACTCAAAGCACTGCTGGCCGCCCAGGTAACCGCCGTGGCCGGCAAGGTCTATCTGCCGTGGGATGCCATCCCCGAGACCGCCGAAACCTTCCTGCAGATCGAAGTAGAGGATTCGCAGGTTGATCCATCTGAAACCATCGGCCGCTGGCTGCACCGGGTGCCGCTACGGATAGGCGCGGTGGTTAAGGGCAAGTTTGATGCACAGGCCACCTGG